ATGGAAAGCCGTGTACATCGAGAGGTGTAAGCACGGTTTGGGAGGGGCTTTGTGCAAACCTGTCATCGAAAGATGATAAGGCGGCACACTGCTACCTCACGAAAAGAAGCTCATTTCTGCACTTGAGGAGGAAAACGTATTCCGTCCACTCGCTACCAAGATTCAGACATCAAGTGGAGACCGTAAAATCCCCGTTATTACGCAGAAGGGCGAAGCAACGTGGATGGAGGAGGAAGAGGCTTATACACTCTCCGATGACGCTTTCGGACAGATTGCTCTCTCCGCTTACAAGGTCGGCACTGCTATTAAGATTTCTGAGGAACTTCTTAATGATTCTGTTTTCGACCTGCCTTCCTACATTGCAAAGGAATTTGCAAGAAGAATCGGCACAAAGGAAGAGGAAGCGTTCCTCATCGGTGACGGTAAGGGCAAGCCTACCGGCATTTTTGCTGCGACAGGCGGTGCGGAAAACGGTGCGACCACAACAGGTGCAGCTATCACTTTTGATGATGTAATCGAGCTGTTCTACTCCCTCAAGAGTCCGTATCGCAAGAAAGCTGTGTGGGTGCTGAATGAGCAGACCGTGAAGGCGCTCCGTAAAATCAAGGATAATACGGGCAATTTCATCTGGCAGCCTTCTGTCAGTGCAGGACTTCCCGACACCATCCTGAACCGCCCCTATGTGACCTCTGTATATGCTCCGACTATTGCGGCTGGTGCAAAGGCAATTGCATTCGGCGACTATTCCTATTACTGGGTGGCTGACAGACAGGGACGTTCTCTTAAGCGTCTGAATGAGCTTTTCGCTATGAACGGACAGGTCGGCTTCCTTGCTTCTCAGCGTGTGGACGGCAAGCTGATTCTGCCCGAGGCCGTAAAAACTCTTACAATCAAAAAGGCGTGATAGCATGATTACCCTTAACGAAGCCAAAAATTATCTTCGTGTCGACCATGAGGAGGATGACAAGCTCATCCTCCAACTGCTCGATACGGCAAAATCACTGGTCAAGGACGTGGGCAGAATGGATGAGGAAAAATTCACTTGTTTTGAAGATGTGACGAGAACAGCGGTATTGTTTGCACTCGGTTATCTGTATGAAAACAGAAGCAAGCCCGACTATCATGGTCTTACCATGAGCCTGCGTTCCATTCTGTTTGCACAGCGAGAGGGTGTGGTGTAATGGATTTTGATAAACTGAATCAGCGTATCGCCATTCTGGAGCATCGCACCGTGGTAGATGAAATCGGAAACCATACTTCCAAGTGGGACGAGGTTTTCTCCTGCTGGGCGAAAGTCAGCGTGAAAAGCTCTGCCGAACAAGTGAATACGGGAGTCACCAGAGAAATACAGTCCGTGTCATTCGTGGTCAGGCAGAGCCTTTTCATTCTGTCGCTGAATTCGACTACGCATAGGATTCTGTTTAGAGGTCTTACCTACAACATCAAATCCGTGCAACGTGATTATCTTCACAACAGCTACATCACCCTTGTATGTGAAGTGAGAAAGGCGGGATGCACGGATGAGTACAATTGACAGCCTTGCTGATGACATCATGGCAGGATTGCAGGAATACGTCAGCCTTGCCAACGATTCCATGAAAGAAGCGGTCAAAAAGACAGCAACCTCTGTGAAAAAAGAGATTTCCGCCAATGCGCCGAAAGATACAGGTGCTTACGGTAAAAGCTGGAAAGCTACAAAAACCTCAGAGAATAGCCATACTCTGAAAATGACGGTACATTCCAAAGACCATTACAGATTGGCACATCTTTTGGAGAAAGGTCATGCCAAACGTGGCGGCGGTCGGGTATCAGGAAAACCGCACATTGCTCCTGCGGAAGAAAACGGTGTACAGTTGCTGGAGCATTTAATTGAGGAGGCGTTGTCATGACTTACGAAGAAATCGCTGAAATGCTGGAAGAAATGGGGCTGCCCTTTGCCTATCATCATTATGCAGAAGGCGAAAGTCCCGCACCGCCTTTTTTGCTGTTCTTATCTCCCGGAGAAAATACGTTTTCGGCAGACAATTTGGCATATTTCAGTTTCAAACAGCTGGACGTGGAATTGTACACGAACCGAAAGCAGCCGGAACTGGAAGAACAGGTGGAGGCAGTGCTTGCCCAGCATGAAATTTATTACACAAAAACAGAACTATTCATTGATTCGGAAGAATTGTATGAAGTACTCTATGAGATGGAGGTTTGATCTATATGGCAATGGAGAAAAACAAGGTAAAATTCGGTCTGAACAAAGTTCACTATGCAAAAATCACCTCTTATGATGAAGAAGGTGTGCCGACTTTTGCAAAGCCGGTTCGCATTCCCGGTGCAGTGTCGCTGTCTATCGATGCAGAAGGTGAAGCATCCAATTTTTACGCTGACGATGGGGTGTACTATGTGATCAACAATAACTCTGGTTACACTGGAGATCTTGAAATCGCATTGGTTCCGCTTGAATTTGCGACAGACATTCTCGGTGAGAAACTGGATGAAAAGGGCGTTCTCACGGAAACCAATACTGCAGAAGTATCGCAGTTTGCCTTGCTGTTTGAATTCAGCGGCGATAAGAATAAAATTCGTCACTGTCTGTTCTGCTGTTCTGCCTCTCGTCCGGCAACAGAATCCAGCACCATCGAGGACGAAAAGGAAGTTAAAACGGAAACGCTGTCTTTGACCGCAACGGCATTGAACAGTGGTTTGGTAAAAACTAAAACTTGTGAGAAAACGGATGCCGAGGTTTATGAGAACTGGTACAAGGCGGTATATATGCCCAATCTGGCTGCCGCTGTACAGAGTGGTAAAGCATCCGCAGCATCTGTAAAAGCGTAAGGAGGGTGCAGCATGGCAATTCAGAAGAACATCACCATTGATGGGATTGATGTGCCGTTCAAGGCGAGTGCGGCAGTTCCCAGACTGTATCGTCTGAAATTTCGCAGAGATATTTATCAGGACTTTGCAGCACTGCAAAAGTCTGTGGGGGAAAATACAGAGGAATCCTCTGCACTGGACATTGAAAGCCTTGAAGTATTTGAGAATATCGCCTACATCATGGCGAAACACGCTGATCCAGTCGTTCCGGCTTCTCCGGATGAATGGCTGGAACAGTTCAACACGTTCAGCATTTACGAAATCCTGCCACAGCTGATTGACCTCTGGGGCTTGAATGTAGAAACGCAGGTCAAGTCTAAAAAAAACATCGCCCGATTGACCGACCGATGACTACACCGCTTTTTTTGCTGCGGTGTGTCCAGCTGGGCTTGTCTATGAGCGATTTGGATTTTTTGACCATTGGTCTGGTGAATGATATGTTCACCGAACGGGAGAATGACGAATACAAATATCATATGTTAGCGGATCAGAGTGACTTCGATAAATTTTGATAAGGGGGTGAGATTGTATGGCTAATAGAATCAAGGGCATCACCGTAGAAATCGGCGGCGATACCACCAAGCTGTCCAAGGCACTGGAAGGTGTCAACAAAGACATCAAAGGCACGCAGACACAGCTGAAAGATGTCCAGAAGCTGCTGAAACTCGATCCTTCCAACACGGAACTGCTCTCGCAGAAGCACAAGCTCCTCGCCGATGCGGTGACAGCTACCAAAGAAAAGCTGGAAGTACTAAAAACTGCCGCAGAACAGGCAAACACCGCTCTTGCAAACGGCGAAATTTCCCAGCAGCAGTATGATGCACTACAGCGTGAAATCATCGAAACCGAAAACGAACTGAAACGCCTGACCACAGAAGCAAACAATTCTCACACTGCCTTGGAAAAGATGGGCGTTCTGGGAGAAACACTGCAGTCGGCCGGGGACAAAATTTCCGGTGTGGGACAAAAGCTGCTGCCCGTCACTGCCGGTGTCACGGCTCTGGGAACCATTGCCGTGAAAACTGGTGCGGATTTCGATTCCGCCATGTCAAAGGTGGCAGCGGTGTCCGGTGCGACCGGTTCAGAGATGGATGCTCTCCGGGAAAAGGCCCGTGAAATGGGCAGCAAAACAAAATTTTCAGCGAGTGAAGCTGCCGAAGCCATGAACTATATGGCGATGGCGGGATGGAAGACCAACGATATGCTCAGCGGTATCGAAGGCATTATGAATCTTGCCGCCGCTTCCGGTGAGGACTTGGCATCTACTTCGGACATTGTCACGGATGCTTTGACCGCTTTCGGTTTGTCTGCTTCGGACAGCGGACACTTTGCGGATATTCTGGCGGCTGCCTCAAGCAATGCCAATACCAACGTCAGCATGATGGGCGAAACTTTCAAATATGCCGCTCCGGTGCTGGGTTCCTTGGGATACTCTGCTGAAGACTCTGCCATCGCCATCGGACTGATGGCAAACGCCGGTATCAAATCCTCACAGGCTGGTACAGCACTGCGTGCAGCCATTACCAATCTGGCAAAGCCGACAGACACAGTGGCATCTGCCATGGAACAGTACGGCATTTCTCTGACCGACAGTTCCGGCAAGATGTATTCTCTGCGGGAACTTATGGAACAACTCCGTCAGAAATTGGGCGGTCTTTCTGAGGCAGAACAGGCACAGGCTGCTGCATCGCTGTTTGGCAAAGAGGCCATGTCCGGCATGCTGGCGATTATCAACGGTTCACCGGCGGACTTTGAAAAGCTGTCCAATGCCATTGACACTTGCTCTGATACAGTAGACGGCTACAATGGTACGACCGAAAAAATGGCAGCGGTCATGCAGGATAACCTTGCCGGACAAGTGACCATTTTGAAATCCCAGCTGGAAGAGTTGGCGATCTCCTTTTCTGACATTCTGATGCCTACCATTCGCTCCATTGTTTCCCGCATTCAGGAACTGGTGGACAAGCTGAACCAGTTGGATCCGCAGACAAAAGAAACCATTGCGAAAATTGCACTGGTGGCTGCTGCTCTGGGTCCGATGCTGGTGGTGCTTGGAAAGACCATCTCCAGCGTGGGAACCGTCTTTTCCGCAGTGTCCAAACTGCCTGCCCTTTTCTCGGCTGTGCAAGGTGGCATCGGAGCCATTACCGGAGCGTTGGGCGTGTCATTAGGTCCGCTTCTTGCCATTATCGCAGCTGTTGCCGCTTTGGTGGCTGCCTTTGTGCATCTCTGGAAAACCAATGATGAATTCAAAAGCAATATCATCGCCATCTGGGAGCAGATCA